TGACTTTTATCAACAATACGTAGAACTTGCGGCACGTATGTTTGGTGGCTATATTAACTATACATGGGATCCAGTAACCAAAAAACTACAGCTAATACGTGATCCACGTGGAAACGATGAAGTTGTGTTACTTTGGACATACAATTTGAAACCCGAGTTTAACCTGCTGAGTGACTTTCAAATCAGCCAATGGATCCGTGACTACATGGTGGCCAACTGCAAAATGATCATCGGCGAAGCACGTGAGAAATTTGGCACCATTGCTGGTCCACAGGGCGGCGGAACCTTAAACGGTGCCGCAATGAAATCTGAAGCCACGGCACAGATGGAGGCACTGCTAGTTGATCTTAAAAACTATGTGGATGGTTCACAACCATTGAGTTGGGTAATCGGCTAAACATCTGTTGCATATTACGCTGTGGTGTGTTATAATAACACATGGCAGATTTAATGATTGACTTAGAAGGTTTGGGAACAGGCCCTGACACCACAATACTAACTATTGCGGCACAGAGCTTTGACCCGTTTAGCACGGGCCATCACGAGAAGTCTTACTATGCTAGAGTAACACTAGAAAGCCAGGAAAATCGTAGCATCCAACAAGGCACAATTGACTGGTGGGCAACTCAACCTGCTGTGGTGCGTGATGAAGCATTTAACGAAGACGATCGAATTCCGTTGGACCAAGCACTAGACGAGTTAGGTAAACTAATTTGGCATAGTAATCGTGTCTGGGCGCAAGGCCCAACCTATGACATGAACATACTTGAACATGCTTATAAAAGTTACAATAAGCCCCTGCCGTGGCAGTACTACATGGTTCGTGACTCAAGAACTGTGTTTAGTTTATGGCCCAGCCAACCTATCCCGCCCACTACTCACCATGCGTTAGAAGATTGCCGTAGACAAATTGGCATGTTACAACGCACACTAAAGCACCTCAACGTAACGGAGTTAAAATGATCATTGGCATCTGTGGATTCATTGGGTCGGGCAAAGATACCGTGGCAGATTACTTGGTAAATTTCCACGAGTACAGACGTGAAAGTTTTGCCAACAGTTTAAAAGACGCAGTGGCACAGGTGTTTGGGTGGGACAGAACCCTGCTGGAAGGACGCACAGCTCAAGCTCGAGAATGGCGCGAACAAGTGGATACATGGTGGGCTAACCGATTGAACCGGCCTGACTTGACCCCACGCTTGATGCTACAGTTATGGGGCACAGAAGTTTGTCGCACTGGTTTCCACGATGATATTTGGATTGCCAGTTTGGAAAACAAACTGCGCCACAGCCGAGACAATGTTGTAATCAGCGACTGTCGTTTTCCCAACGAAATCCGGTCCTTGCGAGCTGCCGGCGGCATTATACTCTGTGTTGAACGTGGCGTACAACCGCACTGGACTGCAATTGCTGCCAAAGCCAATCAAGGCGATACTAAAGCACAGGCCTGGCTACGGGCGGAAGGCATCCATGCCAGCGAAACAGCGTGGGTCGGCACTGACTTTGATTTTGTGCTGTACAACAACTCCAGCATTGACTCACTGTACACGCAAATACAGACTGTTATAGATCAGGCACCAGGTCGCCTGGCTGCCAGGGCAAGTCGGACTTCGTGATCTCAACTGTGCAGTTTAAACACACTGTTTTCAGATTGTTAATACTGGTATTGTGTAAGTTGCCATCCACGTGATACACTGACGTTTGTGCAGAATATTTTGATTTAAAGCCACATCTATCGCACGTGGCTTTTTTCTTATAGCCAGCGGATTTCCAACGAGCCAGTGGCGGCTTTACTCGACGTTGTTTCTTGACGCAGTGGTCACAGCGTGTTCTATAGTGCGGCACACCATCGCGATAGTAGTTAATGGCACACGATCTTTGATTACAGGCAGGGCATAAAGGTCTTTGCATGGAGTATTTAGCGGGAAAACCTTTGCAAAGGGCTGAATGATCGTGTTTTTTGCGCATAGGTGCTAAATATTAAAACTTAGAAAAAGGATTTAACCATGGCATTAGTATCCCCAGGCGTAGAAGTAACGATTATTGATGAGAGTCAATATATCCCTGCAGCCACCAATTCAGTACCATACATTTTAATAGCAACAGCACAGAACAAAACCAGTGCCGCTGGAGTTGGCGTTGCGCCAGGAACATTGGCAGCAAATGCTAACCGTGTTTATTTAATGACCAGTCAGCGAGATTTGGCCGCTACTTTTGGCAATCCATTCTTCTACAAGACCACTGCTGGTACACCAATCAACGGTTACGAACTAAACGAATACGGCCTGTTGGCAGCATACTCTGCACTTGGCGTAAGTAACCGTGCGTATGTTCAGCGTGTTGATATTGACTTGACAGAACTAACAGCATCATTGACACGACCACTAGGTGCCCCAAACAACAACACTTACTGGTTAGACACTGCAAACTCAGAGTGGGGAATCTTCCAGTGGAATATCACAACCGGTATCTTTACTGTTCAAACTCCTATTGTGATCACCAGTACCACACAGTTAGAAACTGGCACTTCAGTTCCGCTACAAACAGTTGGCAGCATTGGTGATTATGCTGTCACTGCAACCAGTACATTCAATCCAGGCTACTACAAGCGCGGCGGACCAACATCCTCACAGACTAGTGCTACTGCACTGTCAGATTTGTACAATACCTGGGTATTGGTTGGCAGCGACGAATGGAAAACTGCCTGGCCAACTGTGTCAGGCACATTGGCTCCAATCACGTTGACTGCTGCACAAACTTTTTCTGTCAATGACGTAACAATTACAGTTCCTGCATCACCCAACAACACAGTGGATGGTATTGCTGATGCTATTAACGATGCAGCCATTGCTGGCGTGTACGCAGCCACCATTGGCGGCAAACTGTCGATCTATGCTGACTCCACTGCCACAAACGATGGCAGCACAGCCGACACTGGTATCGTTTCATTGGCCACCATATCTGGCACAACATTGACCACATTAGGTATCACAGCAGGAGAGTATTTTGCTCCTACTTACCAGGTAAGCCCAAGTTATACAGTTCCACGTTGGGGCTCAACTCAAACACAACCAGCACCAACTGGCAGTGTATGGCAAAAGATTTCTGATGTAAATCAAGGTGCCCAACTGGTCGTTAAAAAATACAGTTCCGTTCTAGGCACATTTGTTGCACAGGCCTGTCCAATATATCTTACTGAAAGTGCTGAGTTGTATGCAGCTGACCCAAGTGGTGGCGGCAAAAATATTCCTGCCGGATCTACATACTCTCATGCAAACCAATTAGAAAACAACACATCAAGTTTTGTCATACTTGAAAGATATGCCACTGGTGCTACAGAAATTACCGGAGACGATACTACTCCCGGACCATTTGTTTTGGATAACCAATTTAGAATTATTGCTACTCAGCCCGGTACTGCTGCGACTACTGGTGCAGTAGCTACGCTGGCAGGAACTACCGTGGAAGATTTTATTGCCGCAGTTAGTAGTGCCAATATTCCATATGTCAGTGCCACTGTCAACAGTGCAGGCGCTGTGGTGTTTACACATGCCGCCGGCGGCACAATAGCATTATTTGAACTAACCGGTACACCAGTTGCTACAGCCGGATTTAATACTACAGTTCGTGGAGTAAGAAATCAGTATGCCGCTGGTGTAGTTGTTGGCTTGACATTAAGTAACTGGGTAACCACACCTACTTTCACATACACAGCAAGTGCAGCCGCACCGGATCAAGATCCTGCAGATGGTCGCTTATGGTACTACAGTGCAACTGATCAGGTTGACATTATGATTCAAGACAACGGTGTATGGCAAGGTTATCAGAATGTCACAAACGACATCCGTGGTTACGATTTGAGCAACACAAATGCCGCAGGACCAATTATCAGTGCCACTGCACCTACTACACAAACCAACACAGCAGAATCACCACTGGTGTACGGTGACTTATGGGTAGACACAAGTGACTTAGAGAACTATCCTAAGTTATATCGCTGGCAACCAGTTAGCGGCGTTGATCAGTGGGTGGCCATCGACAACACTGACCAAACCACAGAAAATGGTGTGTTGTTTGCTGACGCACGTTGGGCACCGAACGGTGACACAGATCCTATCACAGCACCGTTCCCAACTATTACTAGTTTGTTAGTAAGTGATTATTTGGATCTAGATGCTCCACAGTCTACCTTGTATCCACAAGGCATGTTGTTGTTCAACACACGCCGTTCAGGGTTTAACGTCAAGAGTTTCCAGGTCAACTACTTCAATGCTGACACATTCCCAGATGACACACTGCCCGCAGTGACCAATGCCTGGGTAACAGCCAGTGGCCTAAAAGCCAATGGTGCTCCGTACATGGGTCGTCAAGCACAACGTGCTTTGATTGTGGCTGCATTGAAGTCCGGCATTGATGTAAACACAGACGTGCGTGAAGAACAGCGTCAGTTCAACTTGATAGCAACTCCAGCTTATCCAGAATTGATGCCCAACATGATTGCACTCAACAATGAGCGCAACAATACAGGCTTTGTTATCGGTGACACACCACTACGTTTAGATCCACAAGATATCTTGCTGTGGGCCAGTAACAACAACGGTCTAGGACTAGACACAGGTGACGGCCTAACAGTGGGCAATCAGTACATGGGTGTATTCTATCCAAGTTGCCAAACAACTGACCTGAGTGGCAGTCCAGTGGTAACAGCACCAAGTCACATGATGATACGTACAATTATTCGCAGTGATGAAGTATCATTTCCTTGGTTTGCTCCAGCTGGAACACGTCGTGGTGTGATTGACAACGCTGTACAGCTTGGTTATGTCAACTCTACCACAGGTGAATTTCAACCGCTGGGAGTACGTCAAGGCCTGCGTGATGTGCTGTATGAAAATGCAATCAACCCAATCACGTTTATTCCTGGCATTGGTATAACTAACTTTGGTAACAAAACAACCACAAGTACTACCACAGCACTGGACCGCATCAACGTGGCACGTTTGGTAGCATTTATTCGTGGACGTTTGGACATCATTGGCAAGCAGTTCTTGTTTGAGCCAAACGATCAGATCACTCGTAATCAGATCAAGAATGCAATTGATGGCCTGATGATTGACCTGGTTGCTAAACGTGGTATCTATGACTATCTAGTAGTGTGCGATCAATCAAACAACACTCCTGCACGTATAGATCGTAACGAATTATATGTTGATATTGCCATTGAGCCAGTTAAAGCAGTTGAGTTTATCTACATTCCGGTTCGTATCAAGAACACTGGAGAAATCGCTGCCGGCGGCTAATAAAATAGGGACCTGGTCCCTATTTTTAGTCACGCATAGATAACATAAATAACAGTAACAGAGGATAAAAATTATGGCTTCAGCATCGTTAAACAGAATGACAGTACCCTTGGCAAGTGACCAAAGCCAAGGTAGTACCGGCATATTAATGCCAAAATTAAAATATCGCTTTCGGGTGATATTTGAAAATTTTGGTGTGCAAGGTGGTCCGGTTACCGAAATGACCAAACAGGTCATTGACTTTACCCGCCCAACAGTGACATTTGAAAATATTGATTTACCAATTTATAACTCCACTCTTAAAATGGCTGGCAAGCACTCATGGGGTGATGTAAGTTGTAATTTGCGTGACGATGCCGGCGCTAATGTACAACAACTGGTTGGATCACAACTACAGAAACAACTGGACTTCTTTGAAATGGCATCAGCGGCTGCAGGTGCAGATTACAAATTCACAACCAAATTTGAAGTACTAGACGGTGGCAACGGTGCTGTTGCCCCAACAGTGTTGGAGTCCTGGGAACTGTATGGCTGCTACTTGAAAGAAGTAAACTACGGTGATGCTAACTACGCAACCAGTGAAGCAATGACTATTGCACTGAGTATTACCTTTGACAATGCTAACCAAGTGGTTGGCGGTGGTGTTGGCGAAACAGGCACTATCCTTGGTACTACACTAGGCACAGTAACCGGCTTAGGTGGCACCCAAGGCGCCTAAGTAACTGAATGAGCTTTGGACAAAACTTTTTAAAAGGTTTTATTGGCGACAACGGGTTAAGAGATTACACCCACGCCAGTAAAACCTTTCGTACAAATGGATACGAACTTGCGCCACGCTTCAAGTTCAACTTCCACACATTCTTCAATTTAAATTCTGGAGCAATACCATTCTTGCAGGCCATGGTCGGCAACGGCGATGCTGCCAGTATTGGTCTGTCGGTTAAAACTGTTGACTTGCCCAGCTATCAAATATCAGTTGACACAATGAATCAGTACAATCGTAAGCGATTGGTACAGAGTAAAATTGAATATCAACCTGTTACCATAACATTCAACGACGATGGCGGCGATCTAATTCGCAATTTATGGTACAACTACTTCAGTTACTACTACAAAGATCCTGTACAACAGTACGAAGGTGTGCCAAACACCAACGGAACCAGTGGCAGTTTACAAACAACACCAACCGGATTTGGTTACAACACACGTGACACCTACAGCAACGATAGATTTGTAAACGACTGGGGTTATGTGGGTGAAAGTTATACTGATGGAACATTTGCTCCAGAAGGTAAGCCACCTTTTTTTCGTGACATCAAAATTTACGGACTTAATCAGCACAAGTTTGCTGCCTATGTGCTGGTGAATCCAATGATCACTGATTGGAAACACGATACCTATGACTACAGCCAAGGCAACGGTATTATGACACACACTGTGACAATAAAGTATGAAACTGTAAAATACTATTCCGGTGCCATTGGTGCTGTACGCCCTGACACCAACGTGGTTGGGTTTGCTGATCCTAACCATTACGATCAGATCCGTAGTTCAATTTCTCGTCCTGGCAGTCAGTCAACTGTGTTAGGACAGGGCGGATTACTAGATGCCGGTGTAGGCATTTACGAAGACTTGACTGCGCTGATGTCTGGTCGTGGTAGTCTTGCCAATGTGATTGGCGGTGTACAAAAAGCACTGAATGTAAATCAAACACTGAAGCGAACACCGCTCAGCAATATCATACGCAATGATGCAAACGCTGTCAAACAAGACGTGTTGCGCAACAGCTTACCGGGCGCAATGCGCAACGCAGCCAACTCCGCTAACAGCATGATATTTCCTAAACAACCGCCTCCTAGAACATGAGCTCAATTAACAACACCAACTACAATATAGATCTCACTGTGAGAGTGTTTGACAGTTTTTACGGATACGAGCAGTTTGTTGACAGCAATGAATATGATGTGGTCCTTAGTTACTTTAAGACAACATGCACCACTGTGGCGGCAGCTGCCAATTTTGCCACAGCACTGTTCAGAGTTGCCAATGAACAAAGTATACCTGTGCTGACACTGTTACAGCAGATGCAAACAACTGCCAACACTGCAGAACTAAACTTGACTTTGGCATACTATCTCAATGACCAGCGCAGTAATGCCACCTTGCTTGGCGTGTCACAGCCGGTGCAGCCAAACTACTATGCGGCACGAAATGTCCGGGCATGAGCAAGTTTGCGCAAGGACCCTACACTGTAAAAAATCCTGCCAAATATGTGGGCAAAGGTGTGCCACGTTATAGGTCTGGTTGGGAACTATCGTTTATGATATTCCTGGACAACAACGACAATGTAATGCAGTGGGCCAGCGAAAGCATACAGATCCCTTATCGCAATCCTGTTACAGGAAAACAAAGCATCTATGTGCCGGACTTTTTGATCACCTACAGAACACGACAAAACACACTAATTGCAGAAGTGATCGAAATCAAACCTAAAAAACAAAGCATTATTGAAAGCAAAATGAACAACAGAGACCGCATGGTAGTGGCCATCAACTATGCCAAATGGGCATCTGCAACCAAATGGTGCAACCGCAACGGCTTGAAGTTTCGCGTTATAACTGAAGAGGACATGTTCCGCAACGGCGGAAAATAAGCCGCACTATACCGCAAAAGCGGTAAATATGGTATGACCAAAAAATTAGAAGAACTTTTTGACCTACCGCCTAGCACCGTCAACACAGACGATTCTGTGCCGGATATTGCCACTACGCAATATGCTATAACTGAAATTGACAATGCCATTGACAAGATCGACGCGGCTTTGCCCGGTGTGCGTGATCTTGAAGCAAGTGATGGCGACATGGACGAACTGGCACAAAAAGCCACAGAAACTTTTGATGATTTAATGGACCTTGGCATGCAGGTTGACAGTCGCTATGCCAGTGAAATCTTTGCAGTGGCCGGCGCCATGCTGGGACATGCATTGACTGCTAAAACAGCCAAGATGAACAAGAAACTCAAAATGATTCAGTTGCAGTTACAAAAAGCCAAACTGGATCTTGATCGGGAAAAACGTGCAGGTGCTGACGAAGCAGATGAATCTGTAGAAACTGCCGAAGGCCAAGTGCTGAGTCGCAACGATTTATTGGATCGACTAATTGGCACAAGAGATCAAAAGAATAAACAAGCATAAATATCATATAGGGATTGATTATGAAACATTTTAAAGAATACTTGTCAGAAAACGAAAGAGTATACAACTACCGCATTAAAATCGTGGGTGATACTCCTCGGGATTTAGTCAAAGCACTTGAAGAAAAACTTCGTCAGTTTGATGTTGTTAAAATCACAGCGCCAAAGACATCGCCAGTTCAGGCCAAGCCAGCAGATTTTCCTGCGTTTGATAACCATAGTGTAACACACATGGATGTTGAATTCCGCTATCCTGCAATTGAGCCACAGATTCAACAAATTGTACAAATGTTGGGCATTGATCCAAATCGTGTGCGTATGTTGACTGTGCCGTATGAAGACAGCAATGCCAAGTTGACTGCTGACATTGAGAAACAAAACAAAGACCTGTTGAATTCTCCATACCCTGCTCCAGATGCAGAGCAAAAGGCCTTGTACAAAGACTACTCTGCTCCGTATGACGAACATGCAGTGTTGAAAAACACATATCGCAGTGAGTTCACAGTGGCCGGTGGCAAGACACCTCCTGCCGTTACTACAAACAGTTTACCAATGGGTGACAAGAGCCCAATGACCAACGTTAAGCGTCCGCCCAAGCCAGCGACAAGCTACAACCCAAAAGGATAATAAAATGAGTTTTTTCCACAACCTAAACAAAACATTAGACAGCATCGCTGCCAAGCCAGAAGCCGCACAGTTAACCGAGCGTGACGAAGGCAAGCCAGGCAAGAACTTTGAGAAGATTGCCAAGGGTGCTGCCGAGCGTTACGGCTCAAAAGAAGCAGGCGAACGTGTAGCCGGTGCTGTACGTGCCAAGTTGGCCAAGGCCGGCAAGTTAGAAGAACAAGACATGGACGAAAGTGCATTCCAGGCTGCTATTGGTAAAAAGAAATACGGTGACGAAGGTATGAAAGCCTTGCAAAAAGCCGGCCGTGAGCATGCCAGTGACAAGACCATGAGTAATATTCGTAACAAGTATGACCGGTATGACAACAAAGAAGTAGACGAAGGCCTAGTTGATGTGGTGAAGAAAGTTGGCGGCCTGGCCAAGAAAGCCGGCGCCGCAGTGTTAAACAAAGTTGGCCACGGCGACGACGTAGACATGATCCGTGACTTGCAACGTAAAATGGACATGCCACAAACTGGCATGAAGCCTGGTGCAGAACCAAATCCAAAGCAAGTTAAAGAAAAAATGAATCCTGCCAAAGCAAAAGAGTTTGCCGCATTGGCAGAACCAAAAGATAAAATCACTTTTGCTGACAAGATCGCTGGAGCCAAAAAAGAAGTTGACGAAATGCTAGGCGACGTTGCTGCCGAAGCCATGCGCAATGCATTGGGTGGCCGCCAACAGGTTGCTGACGAAGGCAATGCATTTACCGGCGCTTTGGCCAAGACACCAAAGGGCGGTAAGTTCAAGGTAGGTGGTAAAGAATTTACAGACACAAGCGGCATTGATGAAGAAGAAGATCTCAATCCGTTTACCAACTACAAAAAGCCACGTGCTGCCACTCCACGCACAGGCGAAGTCACACACGGTGCCAAGCATGACACAGAGTGGACAGCAACAGGCCGTAAAGTAACACGTCGTGTGGATCCACAAGGCATGAGTGTTGGATCAGAAACAGATGCTGAAGGCAACACCATTGAAAAGCGCGGACGTGGTCGACCAAAAGGCGCACCAAAAGGACCAGAGCGCACCACTGCCAAAGCATACAAGCACAAAGGCGGTCGTAAGATGTCTGAAGAAGAAATTCAAGAAGCAATCTCGGCATTGGAAGAGTGCGGTTATAGTGTTATGCCACTGGAAGAAGAGTCTACAGATAAAAAAGACAACCGCGCAGAAAAGGCCGGCAAGCGAGTGGCCAAAGACATCGAGTACGATGAAAAGAAAAAAGATGGCATCCATGGCAAGAAGCGTGGTTCAGAAGATGATAAAGCCGAACGAGCAGGCAAAAAAGTCACCAAAGACATCGAGTATGATGACAAAAAAGACGAAGTCAAAGAAGACGAGCCTAAAAAGTCCAAGAGCAAGTTCAAGTTTGGCGGCAGTGTTTACGAAGCACTAGATGCACAACTGGAAACACTGATCACCGAAGGCATGAGTGTTACTGTTAACATGAGCAAAGGCTCAGAAGACGGTCACCCTGGCAACAAAAGCATCACTGTGAATGCTGATGGCGAAGATGCAGAACGTCTAGCAGAACTATTAAAGATGGCTGGTGTAAGTCAACACGAAGAAACATGTTCATCATGCGGATCATCACCCTGCGGTTGCGATATGATTGACGAAAACAATCCAAACTGGCCCACTGACACTGAAACCAGCGACAACGCACTACAATACTCGGGTGGATTAAACGGTCCCAAGAGTACAGGACAATCCACTGTGCCTGTACTGGCAAGTCAACTGCGTAGACAAGTCAGCATGGAACAAAGTGCAAAAGTTGAACAGAACTTGTTGAACTTATACCGAACATTTGGAAAGTAAAAAATGGCTATTCAAGTAATTAACGCCGCAGGCAACATTGTGTGGACCACAGACAAAGCATCTATTGCTGCCAACAGTACTGACGTCACATACCAAGTATTTGCCACAGCATTGGGCTCAGCATCTGCTGAGGGTAACTTGTATGCCAACGTGGTTTCTGTGCCAGCAGGCACTGTACAAGAAATTTATGTTGGCGCAGGCAATCGTCTTATCCTTGCTGGTGCTAATGTAACTGCAACAGCCCTGGGCACAGCAACATCTGCACAGTCAAGTGTTTACAACGCCGCAGGCGCATAAACATGAGAGCTCATGAGTTTCTCATTGAGAAACAAACCGGCAAGATTGGTCAACGAAGAAGTCGAGCCACAGTTGGACTCAACAAGTTTAGAGATGTAGATCTAGCCGATAGAGTCTACGAACTCAATCGAGTCATGATGGCCGCCGCGTGTACGGATGGCACGTTTGTTCCAAAGATAGATCATGAATCCTGGGCAGGACGTTACAATGTGGCCATGCCCTACACTGATGTTGAACAAGACATGATAGAAAAAGCATTCCAAGCTGTGGGGTCAGAACACCAAGACCTCAACCACGGTGACCTGCGCAGTCAAGAATTAGAGTCTACCAACAAACAAAGTCCTGTGCAAGGATTCAAAGGATATCCACGATGAGAGCCCGTGAATTTATTGCAGAGCAACGTGAACTGCCACCGGAAACTAAAAATCCCCTACGCTACACCTACACCTTGCCGGGCCTAAGTTCTTCGGACCCATACAAAACATACAGAATGGGCGTGGCACTGGCGCGAGCACGTAGCGATGCCGCAAAAGATGATCTAAACCCGTTCATGCCAGAATGGTCAGCAGAAACTGCCTTTGGCGAACATGCAGTTGTGGCAGGTATGAATTCAGGTATAGCACAGGTTATTGATCAAGCATTGGCAATGACCAATACACCAGGTGGTAAGCAATTGGTATCAACGGCTGAGAGTGATGAACCCAATTTTGTAGTCACACAGAGCCTTGTCAAGCCGTTCAAGGGTTATTAAACTTATAACTAAATACTTTAACTAGAAATTTAAAGATATCATGGCAAATCCACCACCACCATACGACGACATTACCGGCATAAGCCGCACGGTAATGAAAGACAATGCTCAAGAGACCATTGCTAACTACAACGGCAATGCTAGACCTGGCGAAATGGTGGTCAATCTTTTAAATAATGATGTATACATTGGTAACACCAATGGCGACTTAAATTTAATTTCTACAGGCGGCGGCGGAGCACATGCTGATCCATCCGGCCCAGTTGGGTCACTTCAGTTAAATGCAGGTGGCAACTTATTTACAGGATCAGCCAATCTGACGTTTGTCAGCAATACACTTACTGTTACTGGCAACTCTGTGCTCAATGGCAACAATGTAGTGACTGAAGTTATAAGTGCGTTTGATCCTCAGTTTAAAGATGTTAACAATACATTTGCGGGCGGCACTGTGTCCGGTAGTTATGTGTTACATAATTCAATATGCACCTTTCATGTCAATGTCGATTTTGTAGGAACTACAAATTACGGAAACAGTCAATATCAAATAACTTTGCCATTTCCTGCACACGCAACCTGGACTTCGACCAATGGTACACTACATCAAATTGGATCTGGTGGCGGATCGGGTGCCAACACTCTTTATCACATTGCCGGACACACCGATAGTACTGTAAGCACCAGCACAATGAAATTCTTTTATTCACAGACTGCCAGCGATTTACAATGGAAATTCAATGTACCGGGAGGAGTCCCACCTGGTAATACTCTTGCCTATTGGGCCATAGCAGGCGATGCACACTTTGACATCAGTGGCACATACCAAATAGCATAATATAAATATCTGATGAAAAAAATCTTATTTGCGCTGTTGATCACAGCCACTAACTTATCACACGCCTGGGAACAACGAGCCCCACTGCCCGCACAGGCCTGCGTGGTACACGCACCATATGGATGGGCACAAACACAACGTCCAGCACAACCAATTTGCCGTGAAGCATACTTGGTAGGATATGACGCTCCTGCAAAAATCCCTGCCTATGTGAGTTACACCCTACTGCCACAAAACGCATTGGGTTGCTGGCCACGTACCAACGCATTTGTAGCAGATCGATCAGTGGTCAACGGTGCCAGGCCAGATGACTATGCAGGAACTGGCTACGACAAAGGCCATGCCGCACCGGATGGCGACCTAAGCTGGAGCGAGATTGTTGAGTACGAAAGTTTTTTAATGACAAACATGTATCCTCAACACGGCAGTTTAAATCGTGGTATATGGAAGTTGTTAGAGACATCCATCAGAGGCTGGGCAGTGCAACGCAACCAGGCTTTTACCATATACGTTGGCGCATTCTATGGCGCTGGTGACCCATATATTGGCAACGGTGTTATTGTACCCAATGGTTACTACAAGATTGTTGTGAACGGCGCCACTGGCGAAATTGCCGGCTGGGCATTTCCACACACCAAACCATATGTTAACCTGGGCAACGACTTGACCCGATTCCGCCTGCCGATTCCCAGCATCGAAAGCCGTGCTGGCGTTAAGTTTGCTTATCCAAAAGGCGCTCGAGAAGTTTTACCTGGTGCAGAATGGCCAGTGGACTACGGTGCGCTGACCAATGCCAAACGTGCCCGGTGCGGCAAGAACGCAGAATAATCCCGCCCCAGCTTGGGATATGTAAATAACTGCATGTCCAATTTCTACTGTGCCGCACCCTGGCGTGGCCTACACATAAACCCACGTGGCGATGTCAAAACTTGCTGTGCAGGCGACCCCAACATGCTGGGCAATTTAAATACGGACGGCATTATTGAAATCCTCAACGGAGATCTACTACAAGAAATCCGCGGTACTATTGCACAGGGCCAGCCACATGCCTACTGTTCCAACTGTGTGCAAGCAGAGCGCCTGGGCAGCCGATCTGAACGTGCGTGGCACAACAGCGTAAATCCCAACTTTGATTATGCTGCCGCAGGCACACAGTACCATTATCCTGTTATTATAGACATACGCTGGAACACCACTTGCAATCTAAGTTGTAACTACTGCATGGAATATTGCAGTTCAAAATGGGCCAGTATCAAAGGCGTTCCTTTTAAGTCAGGTTCACGTCCTTACTATGAACAAGTGTGTGACTTCATTGAACAGCACAGTGAACACATACATGAAATGGCCTTGGTTGGTGGCGAACCGTTACTGCTGCCAGAAAATGAACGACTGCTGGATGTGATTCCCAAAGACGCTATTGTGACTCTCATTACCAACATGAGTGTGGATTTAGACAAAAACAAAATCTTCAGCAAGCTGAGTCAGCGATCACGAGTTGGGTGGAGTATGAGTTTTGACAACATTGGCGATCGATTTGAATATGTCAGACACGGTGGCAAATGGGCGTTATTAACGCACAACCTGGCCGCAGTCAAAGAACTAATGAGCAAGTCCGGCCACTGGGGCGGCATCCATGCTGTGTACAACATCTACAATGCCACTCGTGTTGTGGAATTGCGTGAATGGGCAGAGGCGCAAGGTGTTACAGTACTATGGCAAAACTTATTCCAGCCTGACTACCTTGATCCATTCTTGCACGGCCCAGGTGTTGCCAAATTGGCAGCCGCAGAGATCGAACGTTTTTACGCCACAGGATTGGCAACACCAGTTGAGAGATCGTTTTTTGACAATGCATTGGCCACATATCGCAATGTGGTACAGGAACAACCTGTAATTTTGCAAAAATTTAAACAACATATCACAGAGATTGAAACACAGTATCATCCTGACAGCGCAGGAAAATTTGTGAAATTATGGCCGGAGTTTGCAAATGGCTAAAAGTTTAGAAGGTGTACTGATCAAAGCACCACACCGGCGCCAGTCATTCTCAGAATCCGAAATAACAGAATTTATGGACTGTGCAGATCCTGTAACAGGTCCTGCATACTTCCTGGATCATTTCTTTTATATACAGCACCCTACACAAGGCAAGATGTTGTATCATCCGTTTGAGTATCAGGCACGATTGATCAATGTGTATCATAACTATCGTTTCAGTATCTCAATGATGCCTCGACAAACAGGTAAGTCTACAAGTGCTGCCGGATACCTGTTATGGTATGCTATGTTTGTGCCGGACTCAACTATTCTTATTGCCGCACACAAGTACACAGGTGCGCAAGAGATCATGCAACGTATACGTTTTGCGTATGAACTGTGCCCGGACCATATTAGAGCTGGTGTCACCAGCTACAACAAAGGCTCAATAGACTTTGAAAATGGCAGTCGTATTATATCAGCCACAACCACAGAAACAACCGGTCGTGGTATGAGTATATCACTGCTGTACGCAGACGAGTTTGCGTTTGTTCGACCCACTATTGCCAAAGAGTTCTGGACTAGTATTAGCCCTACACTGGCCACTGGCGGTAAGGCAATTATTACAAGTACTCCTAACTCAGACGAAGATCAGTTTGCGCTGTTGTGGAAAAGCGCCAACAAGTGTGAAGATGAATATGGCAATCCAACACCGTTAGGCATCAATGGATTCCGAGCATTCCGCAGTTTCTGGCAAGAGCACCCAGACCGCGATGCGGCTTGGGGCGCCAGCATGGAAGCACAGTTGGGAACTGATCGATTCCGTCGAGAGATTGGCTGCGAATTTATTATCAATGATGAAACACTGATTGCACCGGCTATCTTGGTTGAGTTAAAAGGCCAACAAGAACCCTTGTACAGAACAGGACAAGTACGTTGGTACAAACGACCCGAGGCTGGTAAACTGTATGTTGTAGCCTTGGATCCAAGTTTGGGCACCGGAGGAGACCCGGCAGCTATACAAGTGTTTGAAGCCAACACCACTATACAAGTGGCTGAATGGCGCCACAACCGAACTACTATCCCTGCACAGATACGTATATTAGCAGATGTGTGCAAGCACATCAATGAAGCAGTTAAAGATCCCAAAAGCATTTATTACTCGGTAGAGAACAACACCATAGGCGAAGCCGCACTGATCAGTATTGTTGAATTTGGCGAAGAAAACATTGAAGGCTATTTCCTAAGTGATAATTCTGTAGCAGGTGGTGCTCGTAGAATCCGCAAAGGATTTAACACCACTAATAAAAGCAAACTATCGGCCTGTAGCAAGTTAAAGATCCTGGTAGAATCTAAAAAAATGACCGTCAACAGTGCTCCGCTGGTTTCAGAGCTCAAAACGTTTGTGGCACACGGAACAAGCTACGCTGCCAAACCTGGAGAAACAGACGACTTGGTAATGGGCACACTGTTGGCCATACGCATGATGCAGTTGTTGCAGAACTATCACACAGAAATGGACTCGCAAATGCGTGATTTTGGCGATACAATGATAGAGCCCATGCCATTTTTTGCTACATTGCGTTAACGCTAAATTGGATAAATAGAACACTATGGCACAGAATACTCCCGGACAACAACTTTTTGACCTACTGGTCACTCGTGGCTTTGACCCAGAAATACTAGACAGCACTGGCAAAGCCGCACCTTCGGCTGAAGATGCTGAAATTTACAGTTTTGAATTCATCAGTTCCGGCGGCACCAACTACGGCACAGTGGTTGTGATGTTGGGAGATGATAAACAACTGGAATTGTTCAGTGGTGACAATGTGGGCCGCGGCATGGACAGCGAAGATAAAACAGAATGGTATGAATTCCAGCACCAACTTAAAAACTTTGCCACAAAGAATTTTATGACTTTTGGTAGCCAAAATATCAACAGACTCAAGTACAGTATGCAAGGGCAAGCAGCTCTTAAAGAAGGCCTGTTCGAAAGTTGGAACGGCACAAAGAATGTGAGTTGGAATGGTGGTCCAGATTCTGTGCGCTTAATGATACGGCACAAGCGTCCAATGGGTGTGAATGAAGCACGTTTCCGCCAAGTTGAAAGTTTGTTCTTAGAAACAGCCGAAGGTGAACGCTACAAGTTGCCATTCCGCAACTTGGCAGGAGGCCGTGCCATGGTAGAACATGTGCGCCAAGGCGGCAGACCATATGACATGCGTGGACAGCACATTGCCAACATGGTAGAAGAACTCAACGTACTAAGCCGTTTTCGCAGAGCCAGTCATGGACGTGTGTTTGAAGGCGACACTGCCAATCTGGTGAACGAAACCAATGTGTACCATGCCACAGTGAGCCGAGCTCTTAAAGGTCTTGCTTCCAGCCGTGGATACAACAGCTACTTTGAAAGTTGGAATCCTGCTGATATAACAGAACAAGATGTAATCATCGAAGATATTAAAACGTTATTTGTTCAAGAAACAATTGATTCGCGAATTGAACAGGCCTTACCTATCTTGGCCCGTATACAACAACAAGGAACCGCAATGAAAGAAGCAAACATATTTGAAGCCTGGGCTGAAAACCTATTAGAAGGCACCTGGGCCACACCCAACACACCAGAAGAACAGCAAGAGCTTATTGCACTGTTGTCACAGGAATTGCCAGTTGGTGCAGATGCAACAAACGCAACCGAACAGTTGTACAGTTTAGTTGGTGATGACATCTTGTTTGATCAACTGCAAGACTTGGCAGAACAAGATCCCGATGCTGACTGCCGTAGTATAGTTATTGCACGTATCACTGATATGGCCAGCAAAGGATTTGATGATTTTGATATAGTGTTAGATGCACTCAAATCCGAACAGTTGGCTCCGGCCACAGTGGCTCCGGAAGCACCAGTGGCCGCTGCACCAGCAGCCGAAGTTCCGCCCCCTCCTGTTGCCGAACAAGATGATGAAGAATATTCAGTTGATGGCGGAATGAATAACGAGTTACTGCAAGATGGTATGCTTGGAGCAATAGTAGGTGGCATTGGTGGTGCCGCATTGACAAAGAGCCCAGGTGGTGCAATGACTGGTGCCAAACTAGGCAGTGCCGCACAAGATGCATTTGGCGAAGAAGAAACAGATGGATCATGCAACTACACTGCCGAAGGCGAACACTGTCCTGAACACGGCTTGATGGAGTGCGGCAGCGGCATGTATGAATCAGAATTAGCAACACTTAATCGATTGTCCGGAAAGGCACCAGCCGATGAATCCATGTTCGCAACCACTGGCAATCCACCCCTGGAAGAAACTACAGCATTACAAGGACAATATGGACATTCGGGTAAAATGAAACCGGTAGAAAAGGACACCAGCTTCCTGGACCGCCTTAGAGAACTTAGTGGAATGATGCGCAAGTAATTTTATTTGTACTTTAATAAATTACAGTAAATGAAAATTGATCGAGTAATTGTAACTAATCATCCTGGATATTTTTTCATAAGTGTGTTGTGCCTTAGATCAATTTTTGAGTATTTGGATCAGATCCCTGTGACTATTTTGATTGATGATTTTGATCTAACACATTGGCCGTCCTTTGTAGACAACTATAAGAAATATATTTCTCAGCAATTTCCATCAAAAAACATTGCGTTTGAGTGTTATTCAACGCTCGATAAGGTCAACGACGGCAACGCAGGCGGCTGGGTAAGACAACAACTAATCAAGCTACATGTAGACTATTTTGTCAGCGAATCTAATATCCTGTTGATAGATGCCGACGTCATATTAAAAGAATATCCAAATGTATCCTGGATACCAGCTAGGCCTTTTCCAGAATCTCCAACTGGTCTAGGATTTAAACTTTATTGCAAATATATGTTAGGAACAGAACTTAGGGTAGGATCTTCTGAAGAAAATCTAGGATCAAGTTGGATTTCTTTTAGATTCGTTTCTAGGGAATTGTTACAGGCTCTTAGAGCACACGTAGAAAATGTACACAAGAAAAATTTTTTAAATTTACATATTGAGTTAATGCAGGATAAAAAAATTTTATGGTACAACGACACCGAGCAGACCATGATCATGAGCGAGTTTGAAATGTTAGAAATTTTTAGGAAACATTTTTGGAAAGATCCATTGCCCTTACGACCATACGCAAGCAATCATTTTAATGACAATATTGAAGACTGGAATAGAGAACCAGACTGGTTTCAAAATCAAGATGTGACAATAGATCTAGAACTTTGGAAATCCAGCCAATCTTTTGCCGACAAGCGATTATTTAAACGACAATATTAAAAATTAGAGTCATAAAAAGGCTGTGACTTAAATTAAAGCAAATAGAACAACCGCGTCATAAATATCGTTGACGCTGACACTAAAAGCGTGTACACTACAACAGTGACACGCTTTTTTATTAGCATCACAGGCAACTTAGAAAACATTTTATAACACTAGAAAGGCAACTTAAAATGGCATCATTAGCAGAAATCCGAGCACGTCTCGCAGCCTCAGAAGGCAACAACAAAGGTGGATCATCCACTGGTGGTGATAACGCAATTTATCCACACTGGAACATGGAAGAAGGCGCATCCACTACACTACGATTCCTCCCGGACGGTAACACAAAGAACACATTCTTTTGGCAAGAGCGAGCAATGATTCGTTTGCCATTCAATGGCGTCAAGGGAGAGATGGAATCAAAACAGGTTTACGTACAAGTTCCTTGTATGGAAATGTGGCAAGAGACTTGTCCAATCCTGACAGAAGTACGCACCTGGTTCAAGGACAAGAGCCTAGAAGACATGGGTCGTAAGTACTGGAAGAAACGCAGTTACATTTTCCAAGGCTTTGTTCGCGAGAACCCTTTGGCAGATGACAAGACTCCAGAGAATCCCATCCGTAGATTCATCATTGGCCCACAACTGTTTACCATTATCAAAGGTGCACTGATGGACCCAGAACTGGAAGAAACTCCAACAGACACCTTGCGTGGCTTGGACTTCCGCATCACAAAAACGCAAAAAGGCGGCTTTGCTGACTACAACACCTCAAAGTGGGCACGTAAAGAAAGTGCGCTGACTGAAGTGGAACAGGCAGCAGTGGATGCACACGGCTTGTTTGATCTCAGCACATTCTTGCCCAAGAAGCCAGATGAAGCGGCTGTGAAAGTCATGAAAGAAATGTTTGAAGCAAGTGTAGATGGTCAAGCATATGACACAGAGCGTTGGGGTTCTTACTTCCGTCCAGCAGGTGTATCTGCACCAGCTGGTACTTCTGAATCAGCACCAGCCAGTGTTGCTGTTCCAAAGGCCGCACCTGCTCCTGTGTCAGACTTTGACGATGACGAGCCACCAGTGGCAACAGCACCAGTCTCAACACCTGCTACCACAGCACCCACTCAGAAAGCCGAAGACATTTTGGCTATGATTCGGGCACGTCAACAGAAGTAAAACAATCAAAGTAAGGCGCTGTGTCTTACTTTGATTCTAAATATGTTAATATTTTGTAATAATTTCTATTCAAAGAACCTAGATATTTTTGTTAATCGTGTAACTAATCAATGTTATATGTTAATACAGAAAAACGGAACACAGAGTTTGATTGATTTAGTAAAATCCAACCCTACTATGTTTAGTATTGAATCCTCTGATTATTTGATAAAAAATGGTATAAAACAAATCACAGTATTTGTTAGGGATCCATTGCCAAGAGTATTATCTGGGTTAACTACACAGATGAATCTGTATGGAATGTCTCTAAAATCTGTTAATGATGTATTAAACAACCAAGAAACTTTTACTATATTTGATTCGCATACTGTGCCACAATTTTGGTTCATGATGAAGTTAAGTAAAAATTGTAAAATTGAATTTAAAATTGAACCCATGTCGATGTTAAAAAATGTACATCCAGGCATCAAACAACTTAATACAAACTCTGTTCCAATACAACTTACTGATACTATTAGAGACAGATTGGTTCATTTTTACACAGAAGATATTGTTTTGTACAACCAGTTTTTAAATTCATCTTGTCGAGTTGATGATGTTATCGATCAAATTAAGTTAGAAAAAGATTTTATCGATGATATTCAACAGTATAGACGAGAGTTAACATATCTGTTATAATGTTTTAAATTAAAAAGGAATAATTATGGCCAAGCCATTTGACATCTCAAAGTTCCGCAAGGACATTACCAAAAGCATCCAAGGACTCAGCATTGGATTTAACGATCCAACTGACTGGATTGGCACAGGCAACTATGCACTGAACTATCTTATCTCCGGAGACTTCAATAAAGGTATTCCGCTGGGTAAGGTAACTGTGTTTGCCGGCGAATCTGGCGCAGGCAAAAGTTACATCTGCTCAGGCAATATTGTAAAGAACGCACAAGAACAAGGCATCTTTGTTATTCTTGTTGACACAGAAAACGCACTAGACGAATCGTGGCTACATGCACTGGGTGTTGATACTAGCCCAGCAAAGTTGCTTAAACTCAACATGAGCATGATCGATGACGTGGCCAAAGCAATCTCAACATTTATGATTGACTACAAAGCTCTGCCTGAAGAAGAACGTATGAAAGTTCTTTGGGTGATTGACTCACTGGGCATGTTGTTGACTCCCACAGACGTTAACCAGTTCGAAGCAGGTGACATGAAGGGCGACATGGGTCGTAAACCCAAAGCACTTACTTCACTGGTTCGTAATTCTGTCAACATGTTTGGTAGTTATAATGTAGGATTGGTTGCTACTAATCATACATACGCAAGCCAAGACATGTTTGATCCAGACGACAAGATCAGTGGTGGACAAGGTTTCATCTATGCATCAAGTATCGTTGTTGCAATGAAGAAGATGAAACTCAAAGAAGATGAAGATGGCAACAAGGTAAGTGAAGTGAACGGTATTCGTGCCGGCTGTAAAGTGATGAAAACACGCTATGCTAAACCTTTCGAAGGAATGCAGGTTAAGATTCCTTACTCAACTGGTATGAGTCCACATTCGGGTCTAGTTGACTTGGCAGAAAAGAAAAACATTCTCAAGAAAGAAGGCAACAGTTTGGTATTTGTCACCAGCGATGGTGAAGTAATCAAACAGTTCCGTAAAAAATGGGAAGCAAATGAAAACGGCTGTTTAGACAAGCTGATGGCAGACTTTGCCAATCAGAAAGAAGAAAAAACAGCAATAGACGACACCACAGTGGAGGAATAAAATGGCAGTGGATTTAGCAAGCGAAATTTGGAATGAACTTAAACGGTATGTTAACACAGTGGATCGCACTGAAGCCGCTGAAGTATTGGTATCTGTGCTGGTGGATAACGACTGTGACCCAGACGATATCCGTACAGCGTTCAAAGGCGATACAGATGTTAAAACAGCACTGGCAGCCTACATCCGAGATCTCGACGACGAACCTGAAGAGGAAGAGTACGAAGATGAAGATGATTTAGACTCTGAATACGAAGACTAATTTAAAATATGTGGTATAACCGTGTCACTGCAAATCTGGGAGAAATCCCAGATTTTATTGCTCATTACGAAAATGAACTTGAGTCTGCACGTCGTGATTGTGCCATTGGCGGAATGGTTGAACGAAATATCACAGCACTGCCGGGTATTACCGAGCACCGCTTTAATCAATTGCAAGAGATTGAAGCGGTGCTGAACTTCCTTAATATACAACTACGTAAGATTCGACGTCGACATTTTCAAAAGTATCTAGAAGGCTATGCTCGTGCGCTGACCAGTCGAGATGCTGAAAAGTATGTGGATGGTGAAGATGAAGTAATTGACTTTGAGACTATCATCAACGAAGTTGCATTGTTGCGTAATCGATTTCTGGGCATTATGAAAGCAATGGAAAGTAAAAACTTTATGTTAGGGCACGTAGTAAGACTGCGAGCGGCCGGCATGGAGGATATACAATTATAATGCCGTATCGTATTGCAATTGAAGATTTTGCAGTTTATTATAAAATATGGTATCAAGTACCATATGACGACTACATGTCTGGTCGCGTTGTAGAGGTATTTGTGCAGGACTGTGCTGATGTTGGCATTACCCAGGAAAACATGCGCAATTACACTTGGGTAATTGATTGTGGCCCAGAAGGGATTGGTGCGCAAGAGTTACATGCATTCTACACCTGGATGACGGCGCAAGGCGTTGCGCCTACAAATTTTCGTGTGGTGTTTACCAGCAAGGAATCTTTAGATCAATTGCCATATCCTGCTATAAACATTCTTGATAGAATGGCCATACACCAAAATCTCATAGATATTGTAGATTCAATCAACTGGCAATCAGTCAGAATGGATTATAATTTTATATGTCTCATGCGGCGTGGCAGCGTAGATAGAGTTGAGTTTGGAAAATTATTGATGGATCAATTTGATCTTGATAGGATGTTGCTGACGCTGGGAACAGATGACTACGATCCTGATCGCAAACTAGCAAACCTCATGCACCCGCATCCGTTTCCTATATGGGCCGATAACACTGCTACATATTCTATTGAGCAGGATTTATTTTATCGTGCTCCGGTTAATCTTGTGGTAGAATCTTCAAGTCAAATTGATGCTGGAGTCTGGCAAAATATATTCATAACAGAAAAAACTTTTAAATCTATAGTGTGGCATCAGTATCCAATCTGGTATGCAGTACCGGGACTGGTCGAAGAAGTACGCAAGCTAGGATTTGATGTGTTTGATGATGTGTTTGAAAACCATTACTATGATAGCATACAAGATGTGCATCAACGTCGCCAAGAAGTATTAAAGTTATTGCATCAAACACTGGCCAAGCACAACATGACACAACTGCGATTAACGCATTGGTCAAGATTTAAGAAAAATGTTGAGCATTATCGCAATTTAAATACTGCTATTAGAAACGGCCTTCATGCCAAGTTAATACACAAATTTGCACAGGAACAATATGTTTAGAAATTTTGAAGAAAGCCATGCACATAGTTTACAAACACTCAATACATTATTTGAGTATGACGATTTTATGGAAAGTGTCGGCACATTAGTTGATTTGGGATGCGGAACAGGACTGGATTTAGAATGGTGGGCGACTAGAACAACTCGAGACGATGCTCCAATTCCCTTAAATATTCGTTGCACAGGAATAGACACAGGTACCACACCTGCTGTGGTTAAAAAGCATTCTAACATTGTGTATCAAAAAATAGATTTTGAAAATACAGAAAATCTGCCAGGCAAGTCAAAGTTTGATGTGTTATGGTGTCATGATGCATTTCAATACTGTATCAATCCACTAGCAACGTTAGCCAAGTGGAACGCTATTGCTGAACCGGGCGGCATGTTGATCATGGCAGTTCCGCAGACCACCAACATGGATATACGTCAACTGGCATTTGTGCAACCAACTGGATGTTATTATCATCATACTGTTGTGAGTTTAATGCACATGCTGGCCGTCAATGGCTGGGACTGTAATTCGGGATTCTTTTTAAAACAACCAGACGACGAATTCATACATGTAATTGCTTATAAGAGTGAACATGCTCCAATGGATCCAAAGACTACCACTTGGTATGAGTTGGCAGATAAAAACTTACTGCCGGAAACTGCGGTAGGAAGTATAAATCGCTACGGGCATGTAAGACAACAAGATCTTGTACTGGCCTGGATTGACAAGAGTTTGTCTTGGTTAGGTCAACAGTAATCGTCGAAGCGGCAATCCTGAGGCAATTTCCTCTGTGTACCATTCTGTGTGTGCTAGTCGCTCTAGCCATGCAGTTCGGTCTGGTTTTGCCGGGTTGTTGATTGTGGACAAATCTGTATTGCCAACAGGTGCAGCCAAACTACTAGCGTGTACAAAGCCCGGCACACCGTTCATTATAGCCTGTGAGCCAGGCCCGCTGTTGTGATTGACCACGGCCCAGGCTGTTGACAAGCATCGGTCATAATCAAAACTGTCATATGTTCCTTGTATGGGCCGAGGCATTTCAATAACACAGCCAGGAATGTCACTGATACGCTGTCTTGGGTGTGGACGTACAATAATAGGTCTGTCAGTGTATTTTCTAATGGTGCGAGCAGTTTCGGTTAGCCACGCCACAGTGGGTGGCTGTCCTGCCCACTGCTGACTGTCAGACCGTTGTGCGGCAATCACAATGTTGTATCCAGCATTGGTCCAGGGTTTTGCCTCCAGTCTCAACTGTGCCGCACGTCCGGGAATCAACTTTTTTCCGTAGTATGCATTATTACCAGTTCCGTTGACACCCAGTTTCCAAGTGCTGCCACGACGTAGCATGCCTACTTCGACCACTATGACAGGACGATTGCTGTTACGGAATGTTTCCCATACACTTTGATTGTGCTTCATTCTACCGTGCCATAGTTGGCTCCAGATAACAGCAACATCGGCTGAACTGTCCATGCTGTTGTGTTCAATACCAATGTGGTCAAGCCCAGCACGTATAGCCGCAAATATTGGCGCACTGTTCAAAGCCCCGTACTGATCAAAAATACTTACACGCATAATTTTTAGTTAAATATTTACTATGATTATCCCATCACTGTCTGGAAAGTTAGACCAGAATAATTTCTTTGTTTACGCCGCCGCTGACAGCGGTTATTTTGATAAATTTGGCCGTCAGCTAGTTAATAGTGTAAAACAAAACACCAACTATGGCGTACATTTACATCTGTATAATCCAACGCCGAGTCAACTTGACTTTTGTCATCAAACAGATCGAGTTAGTGTAACCTGGGAAACATTTGGCCCAGAGCAGTTTGAATCTACTATACAGTATTGGAGCCGAAACAATTTGCCAGAACCGCAAAATAGTCGTAAAAATAAAATGCTTGGATTAAAACAGTTTACAGACAACGCTAACTTGCCAATGTGGATTTATAAAACATACTATGCTTGTATGCGTTTTGTCAGATTGGCCGAGTTTGTCACTGAACCGTGCCGTTTTTTAGAGATAGATATTGATGGGCTTGTCCGCGCACCATTCCAATCTGAGTTTGCTGATGATGCCAACAAAGACTTTTACTTGTACCAAAAAGAAAAAGGTGGACATTTAGCCGGAGCAATACTGTACACACCCAAGGCAAATGCTGTACAATTTATAAAAGAATTAGCACAAGTTATACGCCACGAAATAGAACAAGACAATATCTATTGGTTTTTGGACCAACACAGTCTGGACTCAGTTATTACCAAATACAACAAAGGATTGTTGCCTATAAGTTATGTTGACTGGCGCATGCAACCCGACAGTGCCATCTGGTCGGCCAAAGGCAAACGCAAAGAGTTAGAAATATTCAAACAAGAATTAAGGAAATATCAATGAAAGTAGGAATTTTAGGTTATGGTTGGGTAGGCAAAGCCACACACAAGTTGTTTCCGGACGCAGTAATACATGACAAGTTCATGGAAGAATATAAATCATTGTTGCCCAAATGCAACATTGTATTCTTGGCAGTTCCTACACCATGGAATGGCACAGAACTAGACTGCACAGCAGTGGAAGATGCCATTGCAAATTGCAGCAGTGATTTGATTGTTATTCGCTCAGCAACCACACCTGGCTTTGCAGATTCAATGGCCACAAAATATAACAAGCGCATTGTTGTTCAGCCGGAGTATCTTGGCGAAACTCCTAGTCATCCAATGTTAAACATGGCTGGCCGACAGTTTATGATCATTGGAGGAGAACCTGCAGATCGCAGAGCAGTGATTGACTGTTACACCACAGTGTACAATGCCAATATATCTATTAGACAAGTGACCAATCTTGAAGCTGAAGTAATTAAACTCAGTGAAAATCGTGCAATATTTTACAAGGTTATACAATGTCAGGAACTATATGATGCGTGTGAAGCCTGTGGAATTGATTATTACACTGTGCGTGATGCTGTTTATGGCGATGATCCTAGAATGAATCTATGGTGGACATTTGTATATCCCAACAGTCGTGGTGCTAACAGCAAGTGTTTGCCTAAAGATGTACACGCCTGGTGTGCCTGGGCCGAAAGCTCAGGACTAAATCCACAAGCAACTTTAGATCTACTGAAATACAATCAAACACTAACCAATGGCTAACTTGATCTATCAGGTGGCAGTTGGTGCACCAAATCTTTTGTATGAAACTTGTATTGCCAGCGTAGCTGACTATTGTCAGCGTTATAGTATTGAACACCTGGTACAGAGAGAGCCCATACTAAAGATACGCCCGGATAACAGTCATCGTAGTAGTCAAGCTGTAGAACGGCTTGGGTACTTGCCTATTTTTGAAAAAGAAAATGCATTTGATTTATTTGATCAATACACCAATATCTGCATTGTAGATAGTGACATTTATATTGCTAAACATGCGCCTAATATTTTTGATCAGTTAGAAGAGTTTGAATTTGCCGGGGTCGCCGAACGAGATATGCCGTTAACTGCTCAACACCAGCGTAAAATACAAAAGTATAGCGAAGGGCAATATGGATCTCTTAAGGAACAAGCTGACTTTAAGTGGAACAGTTTAGGCGCCGAGTTTTATAACATGGGGTTAATGCTATGTTCAAACAATCTAAAGAAATATTTAAACGGGCAAACAGCACATGAGTTTTTAACTCGTCCAGAGTTCAAAAGATTTGTTGACGGCGAAGGACAGTGGCGTTGGTCCACTGATCAAACATTGTTAAACTATTGGATCAAACGATACAAAATTAAAACTAAAAATCTAGATTGGCGGTGGAATGCCTTGTACCGTGGCATAGAAGATCAATATCTATCTCAAGCATACTTTATACATTTCTTTTTAGCTGATCATATACCCAAAGACCGTTCAATAGAACAAATTGTGGCAGAGATATATCAATGAAAGCCTATGTAATAACTATTCAGGGACACGAATATTCAGAGTCTGTAGCCCGGCGTTGTATAGAATCTGCCAAGAAGTTTGATCTAACTGTAGAACCTTATTGGGCAGTGACCAAAGATAATGTTGCTGAAACAATGACACAAGAAAATCTACGCTGGACCTGGGCCAACATGAACACAGAAAAAACTCGTTGTCCATATACCAGTCTAGAACAATCACCTTACAGTACCAAAAGTTTAGAAGCAAAAATGGCCTGTTCAATGAGCCATTACTTGTTGTGGAAACTGTGTGTTAACCTTGCCGAACCCCTGTTAATACTAGAACACGATGCAGTATTTGTGGCACCATTGCCTGATATCTCATTTGAGGGAGCTGTTCAGATAAATGATCCTGTTGGCGGTGGATATCGCGGACGAGAACACAGCAAAATCATGCAGGAGCGTGGCACTGCAGGTGTACATCCACTGACACCAAAACGCCCTCCAGACAGTATGATTCCTGACGGATTTTCGGGTAACAGTGCTTATATTCTCAAGCCCTGGGCTGCTTACAAGTTTCAACAAGCATTTAAGACACACGGCGTGTGGCCCAATGATGCCACTATATGCTTGCAACAGTTTCCGTGGTTACAGGAACTGTATCCTTTTGTTACTGTAGTCAAGCAAACACACAGCACAAGCACTGTATAAATATAGGCTAATATTATGAAAATATATCAATACCAAACTCACGAAGAATATGTAGCGGCACAAGTTGAAGCCAACGTAAGAAAACTTAAAAATATCTGGGTAGATCGCGCTACTATAGAGCAAATAGCTCAGCGCCATCCTACAGCAAATTCTATTCTGTGCCACGGTACTAGAAATGCAGCCGAACAAAAAATGTTCAAAGAATTTTACCCCAACGCTACAATTATTGGTACAGAAATATCTCATACTGCTACCAAGTTTCCGATGACAGTGCAGTGGGATTTTCACGAAGAAAAAGCAGATTGGCTTGACTATTTTGATATTGTATATTCTAATGCTATTGATCATAGCTACAATCCAACCCGAGTGTTAACTACCTGGAGAAATCAACTCAGCAAGTCTGGTGTACTTTTTCTTGAACACGGACATTCAGAGTTAGACAATTATAGTCGTGCCAGCGATCCATTGGAAATACATGACGAGGAAGTTAGGTATCTAGTTACTACATTAGGTATGACAATTATTGAAACTTTTGAAACCACTGGAATCAAAGGTCGTTGTCCTAGTAGAGTGTATGTTATAAAGAAAAAGGATTAGTATGTTACCAACAAAAGTTAGCAAAAAAGTAATAAGAGAATTAAGAGAAGTTGCGGCGTCTACACCACCTGGGGCTTTTGTAGAAATAGGTGTGTATCAAGGAGGCACCGCTTGGCATTTTTGCGAAATTGCGCAACAACAAAATAGAGAAGTGTTTTTGTACGACACTTTTGAAGGTATTCCTTTTCAAGATGAAATTGATCATCACAAAGTTGGAGATTTTAGTGATACGGATTATGAAACGGTAAAATCTGCGTTGCCATATGCCACTGTGGTCAAAGGAATATTTCCTAACAGTGCTGTTCCTATGCAAAATATTGCTTTTGCACATATTGACTGTGACCAATATCGTGCAATTAAAGATAGTGTAGCTTATTTGTTGCCGCTTATGGTACCAGGTGGCATCATTTGGTTTGATGATGTAGTACATTGGATTCCAGGAACCATGATAGCCATCAAAGAAATGTTTGGCGATGACTACATCCAAAGCAGAACAAGAAAAGTCTATGTTATAAAGAAATAATATGTTAATTCCAAATTTTAATCAATGTAACAGTTTACTTGAGTTTTATAACTACGCCTGCGAGTGTTTTGTTAAAGAATACGGGCCAGAATTTATCTTGTATTACCAGCATATACAACGTCTAATAACTGAATGCGACAGTTATAAAGAGCTCGGAGTGTTATCGGGTGTGAGTGCCGCAGCCGCTTGGATAGGAAATACAAATTTAAAATATATTGAATTAGTTGACGTTAACTTTGATACCATAACTCCTCATCGCCATTTGTTTGAACAAGAATGCAAGAATCGTATAGTGTTCAATCATAACAGTAGCATTGACACTAGTATTCCAGTATCAACAGTGGACATGCTCATGGTTGATAGTATACACTCCTATAAACATGTCTGTGCTGAAATTAAACTGCATGCACCAAAAGTGAACAAATATATTGTATTTCATGACGCTCGACATCCCCCTGTTAAGAAAGCAATTGATGAATTTGTAGCTGGAGGCAATTGGGAATATGTAGTGTATGATGATCGTAGTTTTGGGTACGCTATTATTAAAAGAAAAGAACATACATAATGAAAAATGTTGTAATGAGATTCTGGAGTACAAGAATTCCAGATCTTCAATATAGTTGCCCTGGATTTGGAGACATTGTTCATAGTTGTCTTTTGACTTATCTTTACGGGCAAGCACACGGTGAGCCTGCAACCTTACATATTGCAAGTCATCAGTATAACCGAGACAAGCCCACTACTTGGAACGAAGTAATTAAATTATTTCCAAAAGACACTGTATTTTTAAAACCTTACGAAACAACCACTATGACTGATCAGGCATTTCTTGATCTTGTGTTGGCCGAGCATCCAAACGCTGAATTACATTACTACAAAAAATATCCAGGTAAACTACAAAAACCATTGACTCCATTCTTTTGGGTAGATGATTATCTTGTTGCTGAAAAATTTCCAAGTCTTGCCGCCGACGATCTCAGTGCCTCTATTTGTTTACCCGAAAGTTTTGCTACTATGCAAATAGATGCAACAAGTATTCAACGGCGTCCTACACAAGAACAAGTGGATCAACTGTATAAAAAATTTGCCGATCTTGGTTGTGAAATAGTTGTTGTAGGAGGCGACGCTGTTGATCCGGCTCTACGTAGAGCAACCGGCGCTGGATATGCAATGAGTCGTGCCAAATATCACATTGGAGTTGACAGCGGATATTTACATCTAGCTCAACTTTACTTTCAGCCAGAAAATATCTATCTCTATACCAATCGCAACGAAAATGCGTGGGAACACCATCTTAAGATGGCTCGAGACAATGGATGCCATATCAATGAGTATTGAAACAATCTCTCACAATAATCAACTGTATCCTTTACTTCAAAGTCAAGGTTTTGCGGCACAATATGCCTGGCCATTCGCTAAAAAAATATGCACAGGTCAAGGGCTTGATATAGGCTGTAATAGACCTGAGTGGGCTTTTCCAGGGGCTCAAATGATTGATTTGAATTTTGATGGCAACTACGATGCTTATAATTTGCCCGATAACCGGTTTGATTATATTTTTAGTTCACACTGCTTGGAACATTTGCCAGACTGGGTCAAGGCATTGGATCATTGGACTACTAGATTAAAATCTGGTGGAGTAATGTTTTTGTACTTACCGCATTATGATCAAACCTACTGGCGCCCATGGGACAATCGAAAACATCTTTCTGTGTTGACTGCTGAATATCTTCAAGATTATTATCAATCAAGGGATTATAAAAAAATCTTTGTAACTCCTGGACATGATTTGAATCATAGTTTTTACGCTATTGCAGAAAAGTCGTGAAAAGTTATATAATCTATCTACCACAGTTTGAAACCAGCACCCAATGGGCCAATCACGCTCTTGCAACTGGATTAGATCACGGTTGGGACGTAGAATTATTTGTCGGTGTAGATGGAAGAACTGTTGATGGCGATCTATGGAACACCACTGGGATCAACATCAATCAAACCAACGCTAAATGTCATGACATGATGCAACGGCCGGGTGTGCGAGGTTGTTTCTTAAGTCATTATACTCTATGGAAACTTTGTGTAGAACTCAATGAGCCCATTGGTATTTTTGAACACGATGTTGAATTTTGCAAGCCTGAACCCACTGTGAAGTTTGATCACTTGCTTAAACTGGAAGGATTCAGTTTAAAGAAACCTCGCCCAGCTGGCAAATGGTATGAAGGTGCTCGGGCTTATATTTTAAAACCCATTGGTGCCCAACGCTTAGTTGAATGGGTGCATGCCAATGGCGCCATAGCTACAGATGTGTGCATTGGGTTAAATGTATTGGATATTACCTTGTATAATGAGAACATAGTTCAAATAGCACAAACACATGCCAACAAACAGGACAAACACACTCAAAGTTTTACCTGGAATCTCACACAGATGGTTTGACATATTGACGCATGTGTGCCCAACATCTGCCTGATCTAACATCTTCAAAACTCCAGTGACATTGTGCTAGTTTTCTGATCCATTGCTCACGGTCAGGCATGTGAGGATTTTCTATCTGACTCAGGTCAGTATTGGCAATATCGCCACCTTGGCTGTAACTAGGATCATCTGTGATAAATGCCGGAATTCCTTCAATTGGCGCAACTGCACTGGGAGTTGAATTATGGCATACCACCGCCCAGCAATTGACCAAGTCTTCGGTTATGTGTCGGCTTTGTGGGCTCACAGTAACGCCAAATTTATCTAGCGTGGATTTATAATTGGGAAATGCCTTCCAGTCACCTGGATGCCATCTTATTAAGATTGGACGGTCACTGTTTTCTCTAATTCTGCTGAGTGTTCTTTTAAGCCATTTCATTAAATCTACACCACGCATACTCCACCCCAACGGTCGTTGCAAGCAGATCAATATGTGATTGCCAGTGGACCGCCAAGGTTTTAAATCCATGTTATAGTCACGTCGCATGTTGTTCCAGTTTTCTTCACCGGCGGTTTCGTTACAGTATATGCCGGTGGCAGGAAACACACCATTGAAGCTGTAGCGTAGATACTTGTGTGGATTGGCAGCATTTTTGTAAATAAATACGTTGCTGTCTATGCTTAACCAGTAACGATGAAGACTGTGTTGTGTGTCCATTACCATTTTGCGAACTTGATAATGTGGCAGTCGAACCTTGCTGGGATTTGCATCAAATGCATTGCCAATAATGGCACCAACATCACACGTTTCGTATCTGTCAGAGTTGGTGACTGATGCTGAGTCTCCACATTTGGCTGCACCCTCTGCAAAATAAGTCAATGCATTGATTTTTTCGTCGCCGTTGATATGTCTGGGCAAACTTCTGAGATAACTTTTAACAATCACGGCCAATATCACTTTCTTCATCAAGATTCTTACTAAGAACTTGAGGTGCAAAATTTTCTGTTTTAATTATACTTCGAAAACTATTATCTAATACTATTTTCCAAGCAGTTCCATTTAACAATTCATACATATGAAACTGACCATAGGCCAACGAACACAACCATCTGTAAACAAGTTCTTCATTGGGCTTGTATGGGGTTTCAAGTTGACTTAGATCTTTTGAACACACTGGATCTGCGGCATTAGGAGCCAGTGCAAACGCAGGAACCCCACAATGCACACTTTCTGTTGCGGCAATAGAGTTATAAGTTACAGTTGCCCAAACATCATTATCTAATGCATCGTAGATTGAATTTTGACTGCGAGCCCATCGTGGGTCTTTGTGTCTTACTACAATTTCTCTATCGGTGTGCTGTTTAATCTGTTCTATGGTTTCAATGATCCAGGAATCTTGATCAATTCCGTAATATTTGCAAGGTTTATTGCTGGGCACAACCAATAAAATTTTACTGCCAGGATTTTTTTTCCAACCTTGATACTGCAATTTATGATTAAATTTTACTAAATCCTGCCAGCGATCATCGGGCACATCCATCACATTTAAATGTTGCATGCCATTTCTTACTATACGATGATATAGCTTACGACCGCCATCATTGTTCTTGCAAGGATAGTTTCCAAAGTAACCCGTTTCAATAAAATAATAATCTATACCTCTTTTCAGCATATGATCGCCAATTGGGGCACTGGTAATTCCTCGTATCAAAACTGGAGACTTAATAGTAGGCTCTTCATCCCAAAATCGATCTTTAGACAACAATTGTGCTCCACTGTAAGAAGCCATGGTCAACGCACAAAAATCAGAATATTTGGTGAGTATGCTTAATTGGTCATGCTTGGTTCTAAGATAAGGATCCAGATTTTTATCGTGTATTTTTGATGGACGATGATCATTGTTGTGTTTAAAATTATCTTTGATTAATTCAATTTCGTGCCATATCAGTGCTGCATCTCGTGTGTTGGCTCGCAGTGCCTCTTCTTTGGTAGCATACTGTTCTTTGTAATGCTCTTCCGGCCAACGGTCTACCAGGGCCACTGGTAAAATCATAGCAGGTTCCTTTGTAAACAGTATTCAGTTAGAATACGTTCTCTATGCCACTCATCTCCTTGTGGCGTGTCAGCAAACTCTTGAAAGCAAGGTGTGCCTAGCGTGTAGTGTAACAGCTTGGCATCCTTATTAATGCCGTACTCATCGGGCAGCCAGTTCCACTCAGGGGGTAATTCTCCAATGCGACTATCATCTAACCACGAGAAACGATGGAGCTCACTACCTGTGGATTTTTGAATGAACTCAGGAGTAAGTTGCCGGTTAGGAAAGCTATTACAGTTCCACAGAATAACACTTGACCAATTTTTTCGAGGATAGTCTTCATTTCGTGCTCCTAGGTATTTTACAGGCATCCGAGTTTTGTAGTCATGTTTGACTACTTGTACATCCATGTAGGGATTTCGTAACTCCCAAAGTTCAGAAATGTCTCCTCGCACAATCATGTCGCCATCAATGAATATTGCCCAGCCTGTGTATTCTTGCAAGTGAGGCACTAGAAAGCGTGTGTAGATAAAATGATTGCTTCCGTCTGTGTGCGTTTCTTCGTAGTCGCGAAACAAGTTCAAGGCCACAGGAATAATAGCCACAGGCTTTGATGCATGTCGTATGATTGAGTTGACACAGGTGTGAAAAGCAATGGCTTCTCTTGGATCGTATCCAACATAAACTGGTATGGCTTTCATCGGCGTTCTATGTCCTCTTCCACACAGTCGTCACCAAATTGAATTTCAATTAGTCGAAGCGGTTGATCAGTTTCGTTACACAGCATGTGCCATTGATTCTTTTTGATCCAAATATAGTCATGTACTCTGTAATGTCCTACTAGGTCGTGGTCGCTGGCATTGTCCAGGGTGTACACCGCAGCCTCGCCTTCGGCCACAAACCAAAACTCTGCACGCCGATCATGTCGTTGCATACTAAGACAAGTCTTGGGATTTACCGTGAGTTCTTTAAGTTTAGTATGCGGCCCTACTTCATGTAACACGCGATAGTATCCCCAGGCACGTGTGGTTCGGGGTTTTTTCCAATCTTCAAGAATCCATGAACTAGAGTTGGCTTTGTTGTCCCCACCTACTCCAAACACAAACTCTACATTATCAAACATCATTTCCGGAATGTTGTCAGATGTTCTATCACCGCCATTGGCAAAGATGATCTCGTCGTCGGGGTATTTTTCTCGAACTTGACGAATAGCATCGCAGGCTGTACCATCACTGTCGTCAAACTCAATCACTTCGTCAACCATGTGTAGATTGTCTAGTATTGTCATACGTTCATGCCATGT